TTACTTCTTCGCCTCTGCAACCACTTTACTACCCACGCCGCGGTTATTGTATTCCCACATGCGGTTGTAGTTAGTGTCATTCAGATTGCGCTGTATTTCGTCGTTATCATCTACGCTGCCGGTATTACCCGCAAACGGACGATTAGAGATCACCGCATCGGCCCACGGTTTAGCCGTGTTAAAACCTTCGTTGATGGCGCTATCACGGATCACCACCTGACCGTTGGTATTGGCATCAACATCCAGCGAGCGGCCCAGTTGCGCCACACCATCACCGAAAGCATTGAAACGGCTGTTTACGGCGAGGAAACCGTAGTAAATGTTGGACAGCGTAGCCGGTGCAAACACATACGCTTCTTGCTGAGTACGTGAGTTCACCACGCGGAATTCGGTGTTATCGAACACCACTGCGCCGCGACCAGAAACGATATCCACATCCCCTTCAATGTAGCTGTTGGTCACCAGCGTACGCGGCTGACGGTTGGTTTCCAGACGGTTCTGCACACCGCTGTTGGTGACAAAGAAGGTGTTCTGACGACCGAGAATGTTAACGTTGTTAATCTGTACCTGGTCACCATCAGTACGCAGTGCCACCGCCGGATGGTTACCTGCATCTACGCTATCGCCCAGCGTGTTTTCGATGGTCAGATTTTGCAGTTGCAGGCCATTGTTTTGTGACCAGAAGACCGCAGAGCAGAGAACACCGATACTGTCGCTGCGTTTGCTCTGGCAGCTATCGTACATATACCACGCTGGTTTACCTGGCATATATTTGCCGCGCGGGTTGACGTCGTGACGCCAGTCGGCAGGGCTCATGCCACCATCAAGGGAAAGCCCAATCTTCACATCAATCGGTTTTTCACCTGTACCGTACAGAGTAATTCCACCCGGAGCGGCAGGGACATATACCGTTCCCTGATACTCACCAGGCATCACGGCAATATACTGGCGCTTGTTGGTACGCTTGATAATTGCCGCATCTACCGCCGCCTGAATCGTGGTATGCGTTACACCTTGAGTGCCCGCCGGGCCGACAACAAAGTCAGGTTGCGCAGGCAGGGTAATCGGGGAAGGATTCCACGCTGCAGCACCTGGTGTCAGGGATGCAAAATAGTGTTGAGCATCGAAATTCTGCGCTTCTTTTGCCGACAGAATCGGGCGAGAAGAGGTACCAGGCGCGGTTTGATCAGAAGGACGTTGATCGGGCGGGGTTGAGCTACAGGCGGTCAGCGTCACGCCAAAAGCCAATGCCAGCGCCAGACGGGAAACTGAAAATGTGTTCACAGGTTGCTCCGGGCTATGAAATAGAAAAATGAATCCGTTGAAGCCTGCTTTTTTATACTAAGTTGGCATTATAAAAAAGCATTGCTTATCAATTTCTTGCAACGAACAGGTCACTATCAGTCAAAATAAAATCATTATTTGATTTCAATTATGTCCCACTCCCTGCCTCTGTCATCACGATACTGTGATGCCATGGTGTCCGACTTATGCCCGAGAAGATGTTGAGCAAACTTATCGCTTATCTGCTTCTCATAGAGTCTTGCAGACAAACTGCGCAACTCGTGAAAGGTAGGCGGATCCCCTTCGAAGGAAAGACCTGATGCTTTTCGTGCGCGCATAAAATACCTTGATACTGTGCCGGATGAAAGCGGTTCACGACGAGTAGATGCAATTATGGTTTCTCCGCCAAGAATCTCTTTGCATTTATCAAGTGTTTCCTTCATTGATATCCCGAGAGCATCAACATGCAATGTTGTAGGGATGGCAATTTTTACGCCTGTTTTGCTTTGCTCGACATAAAGATATCCATCTACGATATCAGACCACTTCATTTCGCATAAATCACCAACTCGCTGCCCGGTAACAACAGCCAGTTCCATTGCAAGTCTGAGCCAACATGGTGATGATTCTGCTGCTTGATAAATTTTCAGGTATTCGTCAGCCGTAAGTCTTGATCTCCTTACCTCTGATTTTGCTGCGCGAGTGGCAGCGACAGGGTTTGTTGTTATATGGCCTTCAGCTATTGCCTCTCGGAATGCATCGCTCAGTGTTGATCTGATTAACTTGGCTGACGCAGCCTTGCCCTCGTCTATGTATCCATTGAGCATTGCCGCAATTTCTTTTGTGGTGATGTCTTCAAGTGGAGCATCAGGCAGACCCCTCCTTATTGCTTTAATTTTGCTCATGTAATTTATGAGTGTCTTCTGCTTGATTCCTCTGCTGGCGAGGATTTTTTCGTAGCGATCAAGCCATGAATGTAACGTAACAGAATTATCACTGTTGATTCTCGCTGTCAGAGGCTTGTGTTTGTGTCCTGAAAATAACTCAATGTTGGCCTGTATAGCTTCAGTGATTGCTATCCTCCTGTCTCTGCCTAATCCGAACTCTTTACCCGTCCTTGGGTCCCTGTAGCAGTAATATCCATTGTTTCTTAAATAAAGGTTAGGGGGTAAATCCCGGCGCTCATGACTTCGCCTTCTTCCCATTTCTGATCCTCTTCAAAAGGCTACCTGTTACTGGTCGATTTAAGTCAACCTTTACCGCTGATTCGTGGAACAGATACTCTCTTCCATCCTTAACCGGAGGAGGGAATATCCTGCATTCGCGCACCCATCGACGAACTGTTTCAAGGCTTCTTGGGCGCCGCTGGCGTGCGTTCCACTCCTGAAGTGTTAAGTACATCGCAAAGTCTCCGCAATTACACGCAAGAAAAAACCGCCATCAGGCGGTTTGGTTTTCTTTCAGTTCTTCAATTCGAATATTGGTTACGTCTTATTCGATGCGTACTCCTGGTATTTCGCCTTTTGATATTGCTAAGTCATAAATTTGCGCGGCACTATATCCATCCCGCATCCATGAATCTAAGGCGCGAACAGCCTCGCTACGCTTTTTATCTTCTCTCTCATTTTTGATATCAACGAGGACATCAACGCAATTAAGGCAAATGTGGATTTTGTCCTTACATTCGATCATGGCGGCTTTACCATGATTTCCGCCACACAGTGAGCATAAATCTTCAGGGTCCGGCTGGTATTTCTGTAACGTTAGATGGTTGAATGTTGAACAGACCATAATCATCTCCATAAAACAAAACTCGCCGTAGCGAGTTCAGATAAAAGAAATCCCCGCGAGTGCGAGGATTGTTATTCATTGCCGATATTCACTTTTATCGCGAACACCTTTACCGGTTTATCACCGAAGTGCGGATGTGTGATTGTCTTGATTTCATATCCGTCATACGGGACGTTAATTCTGCGGCTGGAGTCGTCGCGCTTCGGGTATCCCTTTGTGATAATCAGGCGGTCATACTTACGGTTAACGAGGCGCTTTTTCCAGTAGTCATTACACAGTCGATGCTCTTCCGTTTTCTCCCCGCGAATCATGGCATCGAAGTATTCACCTTTGACGGCAAGTTGCAGGTTAGCCACGGTTAACCTCCAGTTGTGGTGCTGCTTCTATAGCAGCCCTGTAACCAGCAGCATGACCGCGAAAGTTAGCAATCTCTGATAGCCACGCTTTAATCATGGCCTGAGTTGGTTCCTTCGGCACCATAACCCAACCATCCGGAGTTACCGGAGAGTTGCCAGCCAGTCTACGCAACACAGCCTTAACCGCCTCAATACGGTCATCATCAACTTTTTCTACAATATTGGAATTTAAATACTTCGAAGCCTTGCTATGCCAATCGCTGGTTTTAGGGTCTTGTCCATCCATCAAACGCCAAGCTTCAGCGATTAACTCATAGCCAGTAACAGTGGCTTCCTGCGCATCACCAATCAGTTGTGTGATCTCTCTTTCAAGCATACTTAGAGCGTTAGGCATTGGTTTTTCTTCAGGTACTACTGGCACTGGAGGGGCGGCATAAACAGGAATAACGTCCGATTGATCTTTATTGCTTTCATCCGTTAAAGCCCAGAATAATTTCCCGGCCGGATGTTTGAAAATATAAGCAACTGGTTCTGCTCCCAGTGATGCCAGTGCAATTTTTAATGCGGTAAGCATGTTGTTTTGATCTTCATCGAGTCCGAACGGTATTTCATCCCGTGCTGACTCAATGCTGGTAATCGTGTTCTGTAACCATTCTTTGGTAAGAGTATTCATAACTATTTCACTTTAATCTCAATATTTCGCAGCTTTAGCTCTACTGGAAGGTCTGACTTTCCTGTTAATGCTAATGCGAGATTTTCAGGAGTAATGAGAGCAGTTATTGTTTTCCCCATCGCCAGACGAATAATCATTCGTATCTCGCAATCGTCACATGCTCCCGGTCGAACAATTGAGATTTGTCCGTTCATCTCACTCCCCCTTCACACCAATGTTGGCGGCGGCGCGCTCGGCTTCACTTTGTTCCCAAAACCACTTGTGAAGCGCCATAAGCTTTTCGTCAATCGGTGCATATTTGCGATTAAAGTAGGCCTGAGCATCTTTCTCAGATTCGTCCGGTAATTCGCCAGGGCCAAACAGTGTGTTATAAATCCATGCCAGTCCGCTCTTAGCGTCGCCAGTTGCCTGCCATTCGATAATCGCAGCCTGCATGACCAGAATGTTTTTCCCGATTAATAGGTCCAGTTCTTTGTATCGGTTGCGGATGTATGCATTCTCGCTTTGTAATTCAGCGTTGCGCTTCTCTGCGGCTTCCAGCTCAACACGCAGCTTCCCTACCGTTAGCGCAATATCTTCGTTCTCCTGGTCGCGGCGTTTGATGTATTGCTGGTTTCTTTCCCGTTCATCCAGCAGCGCCAGCACAATGTGTGGCGTTATCAAGGACTCAAATTCTGCAACAGCTTGCTCGCCTCGCTTGTAATTCTTAATCCCACCTAAATCTTTCGCGTTCTGTGCCGCCTCACGCAGTGCCTGATAGTCAATCTTGCTCACTGGCTGCCTCCTTTGCGCAACATCGCATTCAGATATTTGTTGTCATTAACAGAACCGAAACTCTTTCTTTTAAGCAATTCCTCTCTCGATGGCATTGGCTTTACGCGTTGGCGAATAATCATTTCTGCCGGAAGAATGCCGGGATTGTATGCAAGACCTCTCATGATTTACTCTCCACGAACTGGTCAACGGCCATGCTAAGTGACACACCTAAAGTCTCGATATGCTGCTGAATATCCTGTAGCGTCTGCGCCTGAGATAACAGGATTTCACGGTTGCATAACTCTTTAACCAGATGCTCAAACTTGCTGTAATAACCGATACGGCTTAGTGTTTCTTTCCCTGCATTCTCGCCTTCTTTGATAATTCCTCTTTCGCTAAGAATCAGATCGTGTTTTGTTCCGGTAATAACGTATTTTCCGAGGTCGATGTTTAGCTTCATTGTTTTCATTGTTAATTCCTCAGTCATTACTGATAGCGCCATAGCGTGAGCGGTAATTACGCAGGCGCGGGTCGATTTCAGGGAAGTGGGTATATGTGGCTTTGCGGAATGGTCGGATTGATGTCTGGTAAATTCGCTCTCGTTCTTCTTTCTCTGCAAGCCATATGCAGTGGCGAAACTCCTTTTCCTCTTTCGTTTCCTGCGGTAGAGACATTATTCGATCGTAGTTTTTTCTGAATTTATCCAGCACCTCCGATACGGAATTGCCGGAACAGCGGCGCGCGTCGTCCGCACCATACAGAGGCGCTGGCATGATTTTCTCCTGATTAAATTGCGTGAATAGCGTGACGAGGGAAGGGGAGAGTTACTGGTGCAAAGGGTATATCGTCGTCAAAATCCATCGGAGGTTCGTTGTGTTGTGCTGGTGATGATTGCTGCTGTGGCTTCTGTGATTGCCTGCTGGCTGCTTGTTGTTTGCTGTCGCCAATGCCGCCAAGCATTTGCATCACGCCATTAATTCCGACATGAACCTCGGTTGTGTAACGGTCTTGCCCTGACTGGTCTTTCCACTTTCTGGTTCTCAGCATTCCCTCGAAATAAATCTGATCACCTTTTTTCACATACTGCCCCACGACCTCAGCCAGTTTCCCGGATACAGCAACACGATGCCATTCAGTCAATTCCTTTTGCTCGCCAGTATTTTTATCTCGCCATTGTTCTGACGTGGCTATTGTCAGGTTAGCGAACGCTGTTCCTGATGGTGAGTATCGAACTTCCGGGTCTTGTCCTACCCGACCAAGGATAATCACCTTATTTACGCCTCTGCTTGCCATTTATGCCGCCTGTTTTAGTTCGTTAACTCTGATGTTCATTACCTGAACGCATTTAGCCTGCGCCTCCTCGTTGCCAGCCATTAATTGCCAGTCACGCTGATAACGCTCGATGAGTTTTTTCTTGTCAGTTTCTGTTGACGCATAATCGCTGAAGTCTTTCAGGATTTGTTCGCAGTCAACCGATGGTGATTTCTGGTTGGTATTTTCTGGTGATGGTTTGTTATCTGATGCTGGGATTGCCCATCCAGGCAGCGATGGAGGGAGCCAGTAAAATCCTGTTCCATCTTTCAGTTTTGCCCTGTGCCATCCCTGCTTTTTATCGAGAGATGTTTGTGCGAAACCTTCCTCAAGGTTATACAGATACCGACCGATTCCCCACTGAACGGCAGCGCGCTTCATTGCACCGGAACGACCACCTTTGACGGCTTCTACCTGCGTGTTTTCAGCAGCATCCCATTTGGTTACCCATTCGGAATCAATCTTTATTGATATGCCGCATTCAACGCCGCCGTTGTTGGGAATATCGCGGTATTCATTGCGCCATCCTGCTTTGCCGCAAACATCGTCCAGGCGTTTCATGATTGCCCGGTTCGTGACATAAGCCAGCACCATAGCCCACACTTTGCCATCGCGTGTTTTACCGCTTTGCTGTATTCGCCATTCGATATCTTCAGGGCTGAATGGCTCATCGAATTTATTCAAATCCATAATTCACCTCAGAATGGACACGGCCCAAGGAAATAACGCTGATTTAATACTTCAGTCTTTGCCGCATTTAAAAATACGCGAACACCTTCACGATCTCCCTTCTGGCGATACATTAACGCCTGCTGCGTGTACATGCGTCTCTGTAACTTGCTCTCCTTCACTGTGGTTGCAAGTGACATGAATATCTCCTTCGTTACCGATTAATTCTTTCATCTGACGAATGAATTCTTCGTCTGACCAGTTATCCGTAAAACTCATTTCCTGCGATACCACGGAAGGTTGATAGCTGATTTCATCGCTTTATTTGCTTCAAGCCACATTTTGGAATCACCAATAAATCGGGCTATTACTGCTTTGTTTTGTGCCGCACGAAGCATCTGGTGATTGATGGCTATTTCATTGCGCATAACGCCTCCAGTTGTTTCTTTGCTGCTCTGATTAATTGTTTAACTCGGCGTGATAATTCAGATTCGTGCGGGTAGAAAGCGGACATGACGCCGCTACCCGCGAGCTGAAAGTGCATCATGGGTAACTCCTTATATTTGATTGCATAACGAAAATGCCTCTCGTGAAGCATTATTGGTATGCGGTAAAGCCGCGCTCAGGCGGCTTTGATAGTCATATCATCTGAATCAAATATTCCTGATGTATCGATATCGGTAATTCTTATTCCTTCACTACCATCCATTGGAGGCCATCCTTCCTGACCATTTCCATCATCCAAGTCGAACTCACAAACAACACCATATGCACTTAAGTCTTTCGAAATTGCTATAAGCAGAGCATGTTGCGCCAGCATGATTAATACAGCATTTAATACAGCACCGTGTTTATTGAGTCGGTATTCAGAGTCTGACCAGAAATTATTAATCTGGTGAAGTTTTTCCTCTGTCATTACGTCATGGTCGATTTCAATTTCTATTGATGCTTTCCAGTCGTAATCAATGATGTATTTTTTGATGTTTGACATCTATTCATATCCTCATAGATAAAAAATCGCCCTCACACTGGAGGGCAAAGAAGATTTCCAATAATCAGAACAAGTCGGCTCCTGTTTAGTTACGAGCGACATTGCTCCGTGTATTCACTCGTTGGAATGAATACACAGTGCAGTGTTTATTCTGTTGTTAGTGCCAAAAATAAAGGCCGACTATGCGGCCTCGGAAGGAAGTCCAATCATCTTATTCAAATCTTCTACCCGTAAAGCAGGAAGTGCTGTACTTGCTTTATCTGCTTCTTTTGGTAGCAATTCTTTGCTTTCAGGCCAAACTTCAATAAGTCGCTTAACTGTTGTGACTGAGTTCAAAGCAGCCCATACATTTGATTCGATATCCTTTTTCAAGGCTTCAAGGTTTTGTTGCAATGCGCAGATTTCATCAAACCTTTTTGTTATTTCGTGTTCTGCGTCAAACATGCATTTATCTTTAGTCGGAGTAGGGAGCAATATATCTTCGCCGTTGCCGTCTTTCCCATATGAATGCCATCCAACCCTTCTGCCAGATACAGTCAGATAAATTGAAGTAGAACGAACATCGTATGAGTAAAATGAACATCCCATCTTTTCAAGTTCTTCACTTATAGCCATTAAGTTTGATGCCAGCTTGTCCACTTCCTCAGTTTTCTTTTTCCCGCCAAACGCAATAACTCTGGCGTCAAGTGCAAGCTGGTTCTTTAACTTTGTTACTTCTTCAAGTTCAGTGAAAACCCCAGACTTAATTAAAGCGTTACGAGCGATTTCCTCTTTCATTCTCGTAGTTAAGCGGATTGATGACATATTAATTCCTCTCAAATAAGTGGTTTGCTGCCTAATTTCATTTTCTGGCGACCAACACAAGTCACCCCCATTTCACTGCGTGGCTTGCGGTAGTAAAGATTGTGCCTGTCTTTTAACCACATCAGGCTCGGTGGTTCTCGTGTACCCCTACAGCGAGAAATCGGATAAACTCTATTCACCCCTACAGAGAGCAAAAGAGAAACGCCGATGAACAACTCATGGTGGCAGGAACTAATGCATTTTTTCCTGCAAGGAATGACACTTAAACAGTTGATTCATATGCTAATCATCCTGATCATATTGATTATTGTTATGCCGGTAAGCGTAAAAGAATGGATAAACCTGCATAATCCAGAAATCCTTCCTCATTACTGGATGTATTACATCCTGTTGTTTTGCGTTAGCTATGTGCTTAACGGCGTTGTTAATTCTGCTTATCACGCTGTGACTGAAAGAATTGAGGTATTCGCTGCTCAGAAGCGCAAATCTAAAGAAGAGAAATACGTGCAAGATTTGTTTGATTCGTTAACTCTTGGAGAAAGAGCGTATTTGGCACTCGCTGTAGTCGCTAATAACCAGCTACAAACGGAAAAGGGAAGCCCTGAAGCAATCTCATTGCTCGAAAAAGGGCTTCTTATTCGGATACCTTCTGCTACTGGATATCCTGAAATCGACCGTTTTGTTATCCCAGAACGCTATAGAAATGAGTGCTACATTAGGTTTGCTGGGAAGAAAGACAGTCTTATGGATGAACTTATCGCTCAGGATAAGCACGGCAAAAACAAGTAATTAGCAAATTAATTTATCATCTCGCCGTCAGTTGTTTTGATTTCCGGTAGCCTGCCGCGTAAATGGCTACGTTTGGCAGGCAAATACTTCCACTGCATTCATCTGCCTTCTTGCAGCGAAGGCTTCCGAGTGATGCTGCTTTATCTGCCCTGACGCAACCAGAGAGCTTTAGCGCAATCTTTCGCGCCAGTCGCTGTTCTTGCATTGCCTGTTCACGTTGAGCCTGTCTGCGTGCTCTGCGGCGATTTCTGGCGTTATCGTCAGCTAGATATGTAATGACGACTGTCATGTTGACCTCCGATGATTGACTTTGGCGGTGACGCGCCGGGTGCTTATCTTCCGGTTGCCGTCGTGCAGCTGCACTTCACGTCACCCCAAAGCCAACTACTCTTTGGTTCCCGCATTTCGGCGGGACAATCCCATCAATGTTAAAGAGCCTGCCAATCTGTTCCGTTTGGCTACCAGCGTCCTGCTGATGGCTAAAGAATACTGTAGGTATTTTATTGTGTAAATACCCAAGGTATTTATTTTTGGTGAAATAATGATAAGCAAATGAATACAAAGGATATTTATTTTTTCGGTGTCTGCTTGTTCAGTACTTTTTATGCGGGATATGTGAAGTGGATCCCGATAGCTATTGCTGCCGGGATTATGGATTAGTCAGCGAAGGTTAAGACGAGAATTACCTTAATGATGTCTGCTACAACAGACACGGCCATAGATAAACCAAAGACGATCCAAGCCATAGAGATGTCTTCACTACCATCGTATAGAGTTCCGTAATCACTGGTGTAAGGTGTAAATGTCGCGCCTTGATACAATAGGTATAAGCTTGATCCATAGAGGATAAATGCAGATATCCCTTGTATTGCTATGACCACTAGAATCATGAAACGAGCTGTTCTATGCGCCCAAGCCTGGCTTATTTTTTCTGATAGAGATTTCGCAATAAAAGCATGCGCTAATCCGTAAATTGTCGAGATTGCCAACATCCCAAAAAAGCTTGCTATAGCGGTTCCAACCATAAGCGCCCCTTGCGTGATCAAACCAGCCTTAGTTTTGTCTCAATTGCAACGCCTATAATCTTGCAGTTTCCATTGATTGGCACGAGAGGCCATGCAGGGTTAAGTCCCTTGAGGTATTTATTTCCGCCGTCGATTATCAGCTTCTTGAATGTTGCTTCGTTAGAGTCAGAAAGTTTTGCTATGACCAAGCTGCCGTTGATCGCCTCCCTTCCGGTATCGAAAAGAACGAATGTTCCCTCTGGAATGCTTAACCCAACCGGTGCCGTCATTGAATCACCTTCCACTTTAAGCCAGAACGCATTACCTTGAATATGCGCGTCAGACTCAAGCCAAACATCTATGTCTTTAATGGTGTATGGTTCGCATGCTTCACACCACGAGCCAGCCTGGATACTGCTTAACACCGGATACCTCTTTCCTGCTCTGTATTCCCCTGCATACCTTACGTTGGCATCGCTCTTAAGGCTTTCTGCCTGTTCTGCAACCTTGGCAGAAATTGACTGGCTAAAATCAGCAATTGAGACTTGCAACAATCGTGCAAAACCAGATGCAACCTCAACGTTTAGCGCGTTTCTGCCATTAAGATAATGCCCTACCGCTCCTTGGGTGATACCCAGTTCATCAGCGATTGAGTATTGGGTTATTCCCAATTCTTTCTTTTTTGACTCATACAAAGCCTTAAGCCGCTTAGCGTCTTCGAGCTGTTCTGTCGTCAGTGATTTTTTATTTTCCATAGCTTAATTCTAATAGCTAAGGTACTTAAACTAAAAATACCCTGAGTATTGATTGCTTTGAATACCTGTAGTATTCTTTGTTCATGGTTAATAACGGAGAGTGCATATGATTCGAATGACACTTGCCGATTACGCCAAAATCCATGGACAGGCTAAAGCAGCCAGTGACTTTGGTGTAATCCAGTGCGCTATCAGCAAGGCCATTCTGGCAGGCCGTAACATCATGGTTACGGTAAAGCCTGATGGCAGTGTGATTGGAGAGGAAGTTCGTCCTTTCCCAAGCAACAAGAAAAACAAATAGTAACACCGCTCTTTAACAGTCATGGTCCTCATTCCCGCCGAAATGCGGGAATACAACGCGCATAAGTTGATGCGCATAACTTCTTATTTGTTAAGGAAATACTTACATATGGAACTTACAAGTACTCGCAAGAAAGCGAATGCAATTACAAGCAACATCCTGAATCGAATTGCTGTACGTGGTCAGCGAAAGGTTGCCGACGCGTTAGGGATTAATGAATCGCAAATTTCGCGATGGAAAGACAGCTTCATCCCAAAAATGGGAATGCTTCTGGCTGTTCTTGAATGGGGTGTTGAAGACGAGGAGTTGGCGGAACTGGCTAAGAAAGTAGCCAGAATGCTGACAAAAGAAAAAGCCCCGAAAAACGGCGAATTCTTCGAGGCCTGATGTAGAAAGACTGGATCAATCCACAGGAGTAATTATGACAAAACGTCGTAAGAAATACCAGGAAAAAGAAGAGATTCGACACCCTGATTCACCTGAGGGATTAGTGGTAGCCGCAGCAAATAACAGGGCGTTCGCAGAGCGCCTTGTTGGTGTTTACAGACTAGCCAAAGCAGGAGTGAAACATGGGCGTCGTTAAGTTAGCTGATTACAGGCATAACCCTGTACAACATCAGGAGGCATCCAGTATGGGGTATGTCTCTATACACCGCCAGTTTATGGACAGCAGGCTCTATAAGGACTCTCAGGCAGTACATCTTTGGCTTCACTTAATCCTCAAGGCTAATCACGAATCTACTGTCGTCAATACGGATATCGGTCCGATAACTGTTGATCGCGGTCAGATGATAACTGGACGCCCGTCGCTGGTCAGAGAAACATTCATCCCCGACAACAAAGTTCGGAGCTTATTACGGACTTTTGAGTCGAAAGGGATGATTAATATTTGCTCGATGGGGAAGAAATTTAGCCTTTTTACAATCGTTAAATATGACGATTTTCAGGCAAAAAATTGTCCAACGGTTGTCCAACGGTTGTCCAACGCAAACACCAGTAATGGCGCGTCTCTCAGCGGGGATTGTCCAACGGTTGTCCAACGGTTGTCCATAAACAATAATATAAATAATATCTCTAATACTGACGTATTAGAGAGTGCCACAGCAGACAAAAAGTCTGACAAGAAAAAACCTTCCGTTAGCTGTCAGGATGTTGTCGATGCTTACCACGAAATCCTTCCTGAAGCGCCAAGAATCCGCGCACTGAATGACAAGCGTAAAAACCAGATCCGAACGTTCTGGCGCAAAGCCGGAGTGATAACCCGCCAACTTGACGGGCATGGGTTCACGATGCAGGACTGGAGAAATTATTTGAGCTACGTTGGCGAAAATTGCCGATGGATGTTCGAAGAGCGCCCAAACCATCAGCGCGGAACCGTCTGGCACAAAAAGGGATTTGATTTCCTGCTTAACGATAATACCTACCTGAAAGTTCGTGAGGGTGAACACGATGACCGATAATTTTTATGCGCCGCCACATAGCATCGAGGCAGAGCAGGCGGTGATTGGTGGATTGCTTCTGGATGATGACAGCAGTGAGCGCGTCCAGAAAGTTCTGGCGATGCTGAAGCCTGATTCATTTTACAGCCGACCACACAAAATCCTTTTCGAAGAAATAACCAGAATGCACCGGGAGCAAAAGCCAGTAGATGGCCTGACGCTTTTCGATGAACTGGAGCGTAAATCGTTAACGGCGTCTGTTGGCGGTTTTGCTTATATCGCTGAGATCGCAAAGAACACGCCAAGCGCAGCAAACATCGTTGCCTATGCAATGCAGGTTCGTGAAACCGCAATGGAACGCTACGCCATCAACCGCATGACTGAAGCGACGGAATTGCTCTATTCCCGCAACGGAATGACTGCAACGCAGAAGTACGAAGCTATTCAGGCGATTTTCACGCAACTGACAGACCATGCAAAAACCGGATCGCGTCGCGGACTTCGCTCATTTGGTGAGGTCATGGAAGACTGGGTTAGCGACCTTGAGAAGCGTTTTGACCCGTCAGGCGAACAACGAGGAATGAGCACAGGGATCCCATCGCTGGACAGGATGCTGTCACCGAAAGGTCTGGTGAAAGGCTCTCTGTTTGTCATTGGCGCTCGCCCTAAGATGGGGAAAACGACGCTATACAGCCAGATGGCAATCAACTGCGCAGTGCATGAGAAAAAGCCAGCTCTGATGTTCAGCCTTGAAATGCCAGGTGACCAGATACTGGAAAAACTGGTAGGGCAGAAGTCTGGTGTTAACCCGAATATTTTTTACCTTCCGGCGACAAATGACGCCGATGACGGCTATCAGGGTGATTACGATGGTGACTTCAACAGGGCGATCGAAACAGCTAATCGTTTGAGTGAAATCGACCGGCTTTACATCGACGACACGCCGGGATTATCTCTGGCTCAAATCGTTAGCGAAAGCCGTCGAATCAAGCGAGAAAAAGGATGTGTTGGCATGATTCTGGTCGATTACCTGACACTAATGACCGCTGAGAAGGCCGATCGCAACGACCTTGCTTACGGCATGATCACAAAAGGACTGAAGAACCTTGCCAAAGAGCTTGATTGTGTTGTTGTGCTTCTGACACAGCTTAATCGCGCACTGGAAAGCCGAACCAATAAACGCCCATTACCAAGTGACTCCCGAGATACAGGGCAGATTGAACAGGATTGCGATTATTGGGTTGGGATCCATCGTGAAGGTGCTTTTGATGACAGTGTTCCACCTGGTGAAACCGAACTAATCCTTCGTCTCAATCGTCATGGCAATACCGGCACGGTGTATTGCATTCAGGCAAATGGCGCTATTTATGACACAGACCAACAGTCTGCTGAAATGCGCCGCCGTGAACGCGAGGAACCGCAGTCCAAGAAGAAAGGAGGATTCTGATGACCATCTACATCACTGAGCTAATAACAGGCCTGCTGGTAATCGCAGGCCTTTTTATTTGGGGGAGAGGGAAGTGTGGCTGACTGGCAAATTCCAATCATCATTCTTGCCGGAGCTTCGCTGGTTGCTGGCTTTATCCTGCTGAAAAAGCATAAAGACCGTGATCAAAAAGTCGAAGTTCTCTATGGGTATCCAGCGAACTGCACAACATGGCTGACCATTTACCACTACCGAAAATCAGGCCGCTGGGTATTCGAATGGGATGATCTGTTTGCTGAAAAGCGACCAAAGTCATGGGGAGACATCAGCGAATGCATGATGTTTGAAGAAAGAAAATCCGGCGCAACTCGAGAAGAGTTTAACGAAGCGTGGAGGCGATTAAGTGAGAGAGGGTATCAATGAGCAGAATTAAATCTGGTTATCCAGGAAATGGGGAATACCCGAAGCCATATTTACCTGTAACAGTGACCACTCAATCTAAGCATCCACATCATTTCAAGCAAAGTGGTACAGCTTATTGGAGTGGCAAGCGGTGGATAGGTATTGATGGGTTCAAAATTGGGTATGCAAAGGTAATTAAATGGGAATTTAACATCACACACTGGAGTTCATCCCATGAGGAAACTAACGTTTGAACTAAGAAGCCCCATCCATCAGCAGAACGCCATTCAAGCCATCCAGCAAATCCTTCCAGACCCAACCAAACCAATCGTAGTAACCATTCAGGAGCGCAACCGCAGCTTAGACCAAAATCGGAAGCTTTGGGCTTGCCTTGGTGACGTTTCGCGTCAGGTTGAATGGCATGGTCGCTGGCTGGATGCAGGAAGCTGGAAGTGTGTGTTTACCGCAGCATTAAAGCAGCAGGACGTTGTTCCTAACCTTGCCGGGAATGGCTTTGTGGTAATAGGACAGTCAACCAGCAGGATGCGTGTAAGCGAATTTGCGGAGCTATTAGAGCTTATACAGGCATTCGGTACAGAACATGGCGTTAAGTGGTCAGACGAAGCGCGACTGGCTCTGGAGTGGAAAGCGAGATGGGGAGATAAAACTGAATGAACAAATACCGACTTATTTACGCAGATCCGCCTTGGCAATATCGCGACAAAGCCAACGATGGCAATCGCGGTGCTGGACATAAATACGATGTTATGAATGTTCAGGACATTTGCCGACTGCCAGTATGGGATTTAGCGGATCCAGAATCTTGCTTGTTAGCGATGTGGTGGGTGCCGACACAGCCAGCCGAAGCGCTAAAGGTAGTTGAGGCGTGGGGATTCAGGTTGATGACTATGAAAGGCTTTACCTGGCATAAAACCAATAAGCACAAAGGAAACAGTGCGATCGGAATGGGGCATATGACCAGGGCAAATAGCGAGGATTGCTTGTTTGCTGTTCGAGGGCGGTTGCCTGAGAGAATGGACGCTTCCATATGCCAGCACTTTACCGCACCGAGAATGGAGCACAGTGCAAAACCACCGATCGTAAGAGACATGTTAGCTAAGTTGCTTGGCGACGTGCCGCGCTGTGAGTTATTTAGCCGCGACAAAGTGACCGGGTGGGATATGTGGGGCAATCAGTGCGACTCCGATTTTGAACTGGCTACCGGCATGGCGATTAAACCATGCAAAATGGTGATCGCATGAAGCACTGTTATCGATGTGGAGAGCGAAAGGAAGGCGATCGCTTTCGACCCGGGCAACCTTACTGGAATCGATGGTGTCTCCGGTGTGAAAGAACACCAACAGGGGTGTTACCACTACCGCAGGAAAAGGAGGACGTGTGGCGAGACAGCGACGAAGTATCACCGACATAATCTGTGAAAACTGCAAATACCTTCCAACGAAACGCTCCAGAAATAAACGCAAGCCAATCCCAAAAGAATCTGACGTAAAAACCTTCAACTACACGGCTCACCTGTGGGATATCCGGTGGCTAAGACATCGTGCGAGGAAATGACAATGCTTTTAATTCAACCTGGATTTGGACTTAGCATCAAAAAAGGCCACATGTTTGGCGAGAAAGAGTCACAACGAAAAATGGTGTCTATCCGGTTGCCATTTATCAGTATTTATTGGCTAAACAGGGAGGCAACAAATTATTGGTATACATGCGCCAGAGCAGCATTTAACGACCCTGACTGGTTTGTGAAAAACCACCACGCAGTTCGTCAGGCAAAGAGAAAGGCCAACATGACATACATGAAGGCGTATCAAAAAGCATGGAAAGAACACCGCGATCGATACCAGCAAGACATGGAAAAGCTTGAATCAGAAAACATGGAATTAAGACGAAAGCTTGGTGAAGCAAAACGAGACATTGATGCTTACAAGCGACTTTTTAATGGTGAAAGCCATGCTTAGCCCATCCCAATCCCTTCAATACCAGAAAGAAAGCGTCGAGCGGGCTTTAACGTGCGCTAACTGCGGTCAGAAGCTGCATGTGCTGGAAGTTCACGTGTGTGAGCACTGCTGCGCAGAACTGATGAGCGATCCGAATAGCTCAATGTACGAGGAAGAAGACGATGGCTAAACCAGCGCGAAGACGATGTAAAAACGATGAATGTCAGGAATGGTTTCACCCTGCATTCGCTAATCAGTGGTGGTGCTCTCCAGAGTGTGGAACCAAGATAGCACTAGAACGACGAAGTAAAGAACGCGAAAAAGCGGAAAAAGCAGCAGAGAAGAAACGACGACGAGAGGAGCAGAAACAGAAAGATAAACTGAAGATTCGAAAACTCGCCTTAAAGCCCCGCAGTTACTGGATTAAACAAGCCCAACAAGCCGTAAACGCCTTCATCAGAGAAAGAGACCGCGACTTACCATGTATCTCGTGCGGAACGCTCACGTCTGCTCAGTGGGATGCCGGACATTACCGGACAACTGCTGCGGCACCTCAACTCCGATTTGATGAACGCAATATTCACAAGCAATGCGTGGTGTGCAACCAACACAAAAGCGGAAATCTCGTTCCGTATCGCGTCGAACTGATTAACCGAATCGGGCAGGAAGCAGTAGACGAAATCGAATCAAACCATAACCGCCATCGCTGGACTATCGAAGAGTGCAAGGCGATCAAGGCAGAGTACCAACAGAAACTCAAAGACCTGCGAAATAGCAGAAGTGAGGCCGCATGACGTTCTCAGTAAAAACCATTCCAGACATGCTCGTTGAAGCATACGGAAACCAGACAGAAGTAGCACGCAGACTGAAATGTAGTCGCGGCACGGTCAGAAAATACGTTGATGATAAAGACGGGAAAATGCACGCCATCGTCAACGACGTTCTCATGGTTCATCGCGGATGGAGTGAAAGAGATGCGCTATTACGAAAGAATTGATGGCAGCAAATACCGAAATATTTGGGTAGTTGGCGATCTGCACGGATGCTACACGAACCTGATGAAAAAACTGGAGACGATAGGATTCGACACCAAAAAAGACCTGCTTATCTCGGTTGGCGATTTGGTCGATCGCGGTACAGAGAACGTCGAATGCCTGGAATTAATCACATTCCCCTGGTTCAGAGCTGTACGTGGAAACCATGAGCAAATGATGATTGATGGCTTATCAGAGCGTGGAAACGTTAATCACTGGCTGCTTAATGGCGGTGGCTGGTTCTTTAATCTCGATTACGACAAAGAAATTCTGGCTAAAGCTCTTGCCCATAAAGCAGATGAACTTCCGTTAATCATCGAACTGGTGAGCAAAGATAAAAAATATGTCATCTGCCACGCCGATTATCCTTGTGACGAATACGAGTTTGGAAAGCCAGTTGATCATCAGCAGGCAATCTGGAACCGCGAACGAATCAGCAACTCACAAGACGGGATCGTAAAAGAAATCAAAGGAGCGGACACGTTCATCTTTGGTCATACGCCAGCAGTGAAACCACTCAAGTTTGCCAACCAGATGTATATCGATACCGGCGCAGTGTTCTGCGGAAACCTCACATTGATTCAGGTACAGGGAGAAGGCGCATGAGACTCGAAAGCGTAGCTAAATTTCATTCGCCAAAAAGCCAGATGATGAGCAACTCACCACGGGCTACGGCTTCTGACTCTCTTTCCGGTACTGATGTGATGGCTGCTATGGGGATGGCGCAATCACAAGCCGGATTCGGAATGGCTGCATTCTGTGGTAAACATGAACTCAGCCAGAACGACAAACAAAAGGCTATCAACTATCTGATGCAATTTGCACACAAGGTATCGGGGAAATACCGTGGTGTGGCAAAGCTTGAAGGAAATACTAAGGCAAAGGTACTGCAAGTGCTCGCAACATTCGCTTATGCGGATTATTGCCGTAGTGCCGCGACGCCGGGCGCAAGATGCAGAGATTGCCACGGTACAGGTCGGGCGGTTGATATAGCCAAAACGGAGCAGTGGGGGAGAGTTGTTGAGAAAGAGTGCGGAAGATGCAAAGGTGTCGGCTATTCAAGAATGCCAGCAAGCGCCGCATATCGCGCTGTAACGATGCTAATCCCAAACCTTACTCAACCCACCTGGTCACGCACTGTTAAGCCGCTGTATGACGCTCTGGTGGTGCAATGCCACAAAGAAGAGTCAATCGCAGACAACATTTTGAATGCGGTCACACGTTAGCAGCATGATTGCCACGGATGGCAACATATTAACGGCATAATATTGACTTTTTGAATAAAGTTGGGTAAATTTGACTCAACGATGGATAAATGCACTCGTTAAATAAAGCCCTGAGTTAATAGCTCGGGGCTTTTTGCGTTTTAAGCACGACCTTTCTGAAAGCGCATCAAACCAAATACCAGACAGACAAAAATAATCACCTTATCCGCTGTGGCTACGGTGCGGTGTGCTTTGCATAAAAGAAAACCAGCGCAATGGCTGGCTTCGTGAAAGCGGGCGGCATGAGGTTGCGCTAACAACCTCCTGCCGTTTTGCCCGTGCATATCGGTCACGAACAAATCTGATTACTAAACACAGTAGCCTGGATTTGTTCTATCAGTAATCGACCTTATTCCTAATTAAATAGAGCAAATCCCCTTATTGGGGGTAAGACATGAAGATGCCAGAAAAACATGACCTGTTAGCCGCCATTCTCGCGGCAAAGGAACAAGGCATCGGGGCAATCCTTGCGTTTGCAATGGCGTACCTTCGCGGCAGATATAATGGCGGTGCGTTTACAAAAACAGTAATCGACGCAACGATGTGCGCCATTATCGCCTGGTTCATTCGTGACCTTCTCGACTTCGCCGGACTAAGTAGCAATCTCGCTTATATAACGAGCGTGTTCATCGGCTACATCGGTACTGACTCGATTGGTTCGCTTATCAAACGCTTCGCTGCTAAAAAAGCCGGAGTAGAAGATGGTGGAAATCAATAATCAACGTAAGGCGTTCCTCGATATGCTGGCGTGGTCAGAGGGAACTGATAACGGACGGCAGAAAACCAGAAATCATGGTTATGACGTCATTGTAGGCGGAGAGCTATTCACTGATTACTCCGATCATCCTCGCAAACTTGTCACGCTAAACCCAAAACTCAAATCAACAGCCGCCGGACGTTACCAGCTTCTTTCCCGTTGGTGGGATGCCTATCGTAAGCAGCTTGGCCTGAAAGATTTTTCTCCAGAAAGTCAGGATGCTGTAGCGCTGCAGCAGATTAAAGAGCGTGGCGCTTTGCCGATGATTGATCGCGGTGATATCCGTCAGGCTATCGACCGTTGCAGCAATATATGGGCTTCACTGCCGGGCGCTGGTTATGGTCAGTTCGAGCATAAGGCTGACAGTCTGATTGCAAAATTCAAAGAAGCGGGTGGAACGGTCAGAGAGATTGAGGTATGAGCAGAGTAACCGCGATTATCTCCGCTCTGGTTATCTGCATCATCGTCTGCCTGTCATGGGCTGTTAATCATTACCGTGATAACGCCATCGCCTACAAAGAACAGCGTGATAAAAAAGTCAGTGAGCTGAAGCAGGCGACCGCCACCATTACTGACATGCAGCAACGCCAGCGTGCTGCTGATGCACTCGATGCTAAATACACGAAGGAGTTAGCTGATGCGAAAGCTGAAAATGATGCTCTTCGGCGCAAGCTTGATAATGGTGGCAGGGTGCTCGTCAAAGGAAAATGCCCTGTGCCATCCTCAGCCGAAACCTCCCGCACCTCCGGCATGGGCAATGATGCCACCGTCGAACTCTCTCCAGTTGCTGGACGAAACGTTCTCAGTATCAGATCCGGAATCATCAGCGACCAAACATCACTGAGAGCGCTGCAGGAATACATCAACACGCAGTGCCTGAAATGAACAATCATAGCCTCGTAATAGCGAGGCTTTTTACTAACCGAGGGTAAATAATGTCATCTCCAATCATGAAGTATTTCGCTTATCAACACCTCCCTGCGCATCTGCAGGAAATAAGTAAGCCAATCGGTGACCTTGCGACACTGATGGATGAATCACTGCCGGACAGTGCTGAAAAGTCAGCAGGTCTCCGCAAGCTGCTCGAAGCTAAAGATGCGCTGGTGCGAGCAAAGCTGGGGTAAGTCATTACAAAGCCTATCTACGGGTGGGCTTGATAATGAAACCGGAATTTATTCTGGGCCACCAGTTAACGGCAGTACCACGAAACAACCCAAGCTAGTAAGTGGGGAAATAACACTGGCAGTCACTGAAAGATGAACCTCCAGCCTTATGGCAAAAAAGATTCTTTGTGGTGGCGGACTGATGGAAAGACATCGGATAGAATCAAGCAGTGGCTAGGGTAGCTCCCGAAAAGCGGACTCGTCACCGCCTGCCACTGAATCTATGGCGAACAACAAGACGAGGTTGTGATGGATGATAACGGAAACCAATGGGTAAATGTTGAACACCGGCTACCAGAAAGCAAAGAAGGGATGTGGTCTAAAGAGGTTATAGCTCTTACTGATACTGGTGACGTGTTCAAACTATCATGTATGGGCTCTTACTGGCAGAGAACCAAGGCATTCATCGATTCAGGAGCAAGCAAGGTTACACACTGGATGCCGCTTAATTACCCAGATGATTAAAACGGATGAAAAATGAAAGGTCGCTCAGGCGGCCTTTTTTATTGCCATCACAAAAGCCATTCCCTACAGAGTGGCTTTGATAATGGCTTATACCCTACACGGGATAACTTAACTGATATCCCTTTTAACGGATAAATGGAGCCAACAATGGCAGAGATTATTCCCATGACTGAAGAACAGAAATTCCAGTTAGAGATTTACAAACTGGTCATGAACCAGAACGCAGCCGCAGAAGAAGCATTTCAGTTCATTGGCACTGACGAGTTGAAGCTTGAGCTATTCAAAATTCACTTCCAGTCAGGCGGCGCTAATTCAGATATCACGACCCGCACTATCGAAGCGGTGCGTAAATCGAAGGAAGCGTTAGACCTGTTCACTACCGGAGTGTAAGAGATGACTGAACAAGAAATGCCGAGATACCAGTGCCACAAAAAAGTTCGCGCCCTGAAGATTGGCTCTATAGAACATAAGCCAAACCCAGATCGGTCTGGTAAGACTGGCTCTTCTAGTTATGGGGCAATTATTCATCCGGATGATAAGAAATACGCAGCATTTGATGTTAGCGCGGAATATATCTGTAAGCACCGACCAATGTCTGGAGGCTATTACGTTGTCTATGAGGATGGATATGAATCATATTCTCCTGCTGAGGTATTTGAGTCTGGATATTCAAAATTATAGGAATCCTCTATGACAAGCGTCGTTGATCTTGGTAAGGAGAAGAAATTCCCAATTACTCAAGAGCTATACGAGAGGCTGGAAAGCGTCATCCATGATTACGATGGTGAAATCAGTTTATGCGAGGCGATTGGCACACTCGAATTGCTGAAGCAGTCACTGATTGAAGGCGCGAAAGAGTCCTTAGCCTGAAATAACAACTAAGTGAGATGAATATGGCAGCACCAAAGGGCAACCGATTTTGGGAGGCCCGCAGTAGTCATGGGCGAAATCCTAAATTCGAATCGCCTGAGGCGCTGTGGGCTGCTTGTTGTGAATACTTCGAGTGGGTAGAAGCTAACCCGCTATGGGAGATGAAGGCGTTCTCGTATCAGGGTGAAGTGATACAAGAGCCTATCGCCAAGATGCGAGCGATGACCATTACCGGCCTCACTCTGTTCATTGATGTGACGCTTGAAACATGGCGCACATATCGCCTGCGAGAAGATTTATCTGAAGTCGTTACGCGAGCAGAACAGGTCATCTACGACCAGAAATTCTCTGGCGCAGCCGCTGACCTTCTCAACGCTAACATCATCGCCCGTGATTTGGGCCTCAAAGAGCAGTCGCAAGTTGAAGACGTGACACCTGATAAGGGAGATCGCGATAAGCGACGCTCTCGTATCAAGGAGCTATTCAACCGTGGAACTGGACGCGATTCTTGATAACCTGAGCGACGAAGAGCAAATCGAATTGCTCGAGCTACTCGAAGAAGAAGAGAACTACCGTAACACACACCTGCTATATGAATTTACGCCATACAGCAAACAGCGTGAGTTCATCGACGCCGGGCATGACTATCCAGAGCGATGTTTTATGGCTGGTAACCAGCTTGGTAAGTCATTTACTGGTGCTGCTGAAGTCGCGTTTCACCTTACCGGGCGTTATCCGGGCACAAAAGGCTATCCGGCTGATGGTAAATATGGTGGGGAGTGGAAAGGTAAGCGTTTCTATGAGCCTGTTGTCTTCTGGATTGGCGGCGAGACAAACGAGACTGTAACCAAAACGACTCAACGCATCCTGTGTGGTCGTATCGAAGAGAATGATGAGCCAGGCTACGGTTCCATACCTAAAGAAGACATCATTAGCTGGAAGAAGTCTCCTTTCTTTCCGAACCTTGTTGATCATCTTCTGGTTAAGCATCACACGGCTGATGGCGTTGAAGATGGCATTTCAATCTGCTACTTCAAACCATACTCGCAAGGCCGCGCTCGCTGGCAGGGTGACACAATCCACGGCGTGTGGTTTGACGAAGAGCCACCATACAGCATTTATGGCGAAGGCCTTACCCGTACCAACAAATACGGGCAATTCTCAATTCTGACGTTTACCCCGCTGATGGGGATGTCTGACGTTGTTACCAAGTTCCTGAAGAATCCAAGCAAGTCGCAGAAAGTGGTCAACATGACCATCTACGACGCTGAGCACTACACAGACGAACAGAAAGAGCAAATCATCGCATCTTATCCTGAGCATGAGAGAGAGGCGCGTGCTCGCGGTATTCCTACGATGGGTAGTGGTCGAATCTTCCAGATACCGGAAGAGACGATTAAGTGTCAGCCGTTCGAGTGTCCTGATCACTTCTACGTAATTGGCGGGATGGATTTCGGATGGGATCACCCGCAGGCGCAGGTTCAGCTTTGGTGGGATAAGGACGCAGACACAATCTACGTTTCACGCGTGTGGAAGGCGAAAGAAAAAACAGCGGTTCAGGCATGGGGAGCTGTTAAATCATGGGCGCATAAAGTGCCAACCGCATGGCCTCATGACGGAAACCAGCATGAGAAGGGCGGCGGTGAGCAGCTCAAAGGGCAGTATGCCGACGCTGGTTTTATGATGTTGCAGGAGCATGCGACATGGCCTGATGGCGGTAACGCTGTGGAGCCTGGCATCACTGAATTGCGCGACATGATGCTCGATGGTCGCTTCAAAGTATTCAACACCTGTGAGCCATTCTTTGAGGAGTTCCGCCTCTATCACCGTGATGAAAACGGGAAAATCGTCAAGCTTAACGACGACGTTCTCTCAGCCGTTCGCTATGCATACATGATGCGCCGCTTCGCAAAAATGATGCGCGACATCAAAAAACCAAAAGAGAAAAAGATACCAGCCCCAATCAGGCCCATCGCACGGAGAACTTAAATGGCCGACGAAAACAGACTCAATTCCATTCTGTGTAAGTTTGACGCAGACTGGATGGCGAGCGATGAAGCCAGAACCGAGGCGACAAATGACCTGTATTTTAGCCGAGTGTCGCAATGGGATGACTGGCTATCAAACTACACTACCCTGCAATATCGCGGACAATTCGATGTTGTTCGCCCGGTGGTCAGGAAACTGGTCGCAGAGATGCGCAGGAACCCTATCGACGTTCTCTTCCGACCCAAAGACGGCGCTAATCCTGATGCTGCCGATGTGTTGATGGGGATGTATCGTACTGATATGCGCCATAACACGGCAAAAATTGCCGTTAACGTTGGCGTTCGTGAGCAGATAGAGTCCGGCGTTGGTGCATGGCGTCTGGTCACGCAGTACGAAGACAACGACCCAACAAGCAACAATCAGGTAATCCGACGCCTGCCAATCCATGAAGCTTGCTCACACGTTATATGGGACGCCAACAGCAAGCAGATGGATAAGAGCGACGCTAAGCATTGCACGGTGATTAACGCCTTGTCGCGCAATGGCTGGAAAGAGTTCGCAGAGGATTACGGTATTGACCCGGATACCTTGCCATCTTTCCAGAATCCTAACGATACATGGCTATTCCCGTGGGTGTCGAATGATGTCATCTACGTCGCTGAGTATTACGAGGTAGAAGAGAAGAAGGAGAAGGTCTTCATCTACCGCGACCCGCTGACAGGTGATCCGGTCAGCTATTACCAGCAGGATATCAAAGACGTCATCGACGACCTGGCTAATCGTGGATTCATTAAGGTGGCAGAGCGCAAGGTGAAGCGTCGGCGTGTGTATAAGTCGATCATCACCTGCACGCAGATACTGAAAGACCGCGAGAAGATAGCTGGAGAGCATATCCCAATCGTTCCAGTGTATGGCGAATGGTCATTCGCTGGTGACAAGGAGTGCTACGAAGGAGTGGTAAGGCTGACGAAAGACGGTCAGCGCCTTCGTAACATGATTATGTCGTTCAACGCCGATATTGTTGCTCGTTCACCGAAGAAGAAACCTACCTTCTTCCCTGAGCAAATCGAAGGCTACGAATATATGTACGGTGGAAATGATGACTATCCGTACTATCTGCAGAACAAGACCGATGAAAACGGTAACGACCTGCCGATTGGTCCAATCTCCTACATGGAAAACCCTGAAGTGCCGCAAGCCAACGCTTACATGCTTGAGGCTGCCACCAACGCAGTGAAAGAGGTGGCTAGTCTTGGCGTGGATGCGCAGGCGGCAAATGGTCAGGTCGCTTTCGATACCGTCAATCAACTGAACATGCGGGCAGACCTTGAGACATACGTGTTTCAGGATAACCTGGCTACCGCAATGCGACGTGATGGCGAGATTTATGCCTCAATGGTCAACGATATTTATGACGTTCCTCGTCATGTAACGCTGACACTTGAAGATGGAAGCGAGAAAGACGTTCAACTCTATGTGCAAGTTGTCGATTACCAGTCCGGCAATGTGGTCACACTCAACGACATTCGCGGTCGCTATGAGTGCTATACAGACGTCGGACCATCCTTCCAGAGTATGAAGGAACAGAACCGCGCAGAGATTCAGGAGTTACTCACCAAGGTTCCACAAGGTACTCCAGAGTTCCAGATGCTGATGCTGCAATACTTCACGCTGCTTGATGGTAAAGGCGTCGAGATGATGCGAGAGTACGCGAACAAGCAACTGGTGATGATGGGGCTGAAGAAACCAGAAACACCTGAAGAGATGGAGATGGTACAGCAGGCTCAACAGCAGCCGCAGCAGCCATCAGCAGAGCAAATTCAGGCGCATGGTATCCTTCTGCAAGGTCAGGCTGAATTGCTCAAGGCAGAGAACCAACAGGCGCAGATTCAGGTTGAAGCCGCCAAGGTTGAAGCCCAAAACCAACTCAACGCCGCGAAGATTGCGGAAATCTTCAACAATATGGACCTCGACAAGCAGGCAGAACTGCGTGAGTACCTCAAGCTCGTAGGTCAATTCCAGCAACAGCGCAGCAAAGATGCTCGTGCTAACGCTGAGCTGCTTCTTAAAGATGCAGACCAGACTCATTCACAACGCATGGATTTCGCGAATCTTATGCGTCAAGTTCAAATCCCCTCCGGCGGAGTAGCCGAGACACCTCAATAAGAGAGAGTTAACCATGGACCAAACCACCGACATTCAGGCTTCTGAAGAATTAACCCTGCCCGGCAATCATGCAGCGGCATCTGCTGATGGCTTAGTTGTCGATAATGCCAACGACAACGCAAGTCAGGAAGAAGGCTTCGAGATTGTCCTGAAAGACGATGAGAAACCAAAACAAGACCCGGCAACTAATGCTGAATTTGCCCGTCGCCGCATCGAACGCAAACGCCAGCGTGAGCTTGAGCAGCAGATGGAAGCGGTTAAGCGTGGAGAGTTGCCGGAGCACCTGCGGGTGAACCCTGAGTTACCAAAACAACCAGACCCTAACGATTATCTTTCCGAAGATGCACTGGCTAAGTACGGCTATGACCAGAGCCGCGCACTGGCTGCCTTCCAGCAGGCAAACAGTGAATGGCAGATCAAGGCTATGGACGCACGAAGCCAGGCTGTAGCCGAGCAGGGCCGCAAAACTCAGGAGTTCACCCAGCAATCAGCGCAATACGTCGAGGCAGCCCGTAAGCACTACGACGCAGCGGAAAAGCTCAACATCCCTGACTATCAGGAGAAAGAGGATGCATTCATGCAACTGGTGCCGCCAGCAGTCGGTGCCGACATCATGCGCCTCTTCCCGGAGAAATCCGCTGCTCTCATGTATCACCTTGGTGCTAATCCTGAGAAAACACGCCAGTTGCTGGCGATGGACGGGCAATCCGCGCTGATTGAACTCACTCGACTGTCAGAACGTTTAACTCTCAAGCCTCGAGCCAAACCTGTTTCAGAAGCCCCGTTACCTGATGAACCCATTCAGGGACACGCTGTTGCTGCAAATATCTCTGCGATTGAAAAGCAGATGGAAGCAGCAGCAAACAAAGGGGATGTAGAGACATACCGCAAGCTCAAGGCGCAACTGAATAAAGGAATTCGATAATGGCATTAAATGAAGGTCAACTGGTCACGTATGCTCTGGATGAAATCATCGAAACCGTCCAGAACCTGACGCCAATGGCGTCCAAAGTGACAAAATACACCCCTCCGGCAGAATCCATGCAACGTTCAAGCAACACCGTGTGGATGCCTGTTGAGCAGGAAGCGCCAACTCAGACTGGCTGGGATTTAACTGGCAACGCAACCGGGATTCTGGAACTCTCCGTGAAGTGCAACATGGGCGATCCGGATAACGATTTCTTCGAGCTTCGTGCAGATGACCTGCGTGATGAGCGTTCTTACCGTCGCCGCATCCAGGCATCCGCCAAAAAACTGGCGAATAACATTGAGTCAGCGATTGCCAAACAGGCAACTGAAATGGGCTCGCTTGTTGTTCACGATACCCGCGCAATTGGTCCATCTACTGGCCTGTCTGGCTGGGATTTTGTGTCTGATGCAGAGCGCCTGATGTTCTCCCGTGAGCTAAACCGCGATATGGGCATCAGTTACTTCCTGAACCCGGACGATTACCGCAAAGCAGGCCGCAACCTGGTAGATGGTGACATCTTTGGGCGCGTTCCTGAAGACGCGTATCGCAACGGTACTATTCAGCGTCAGATTGCTGGCTTTGATGAAATTCTTCGCTCACCGAAACTTCCGGCAGTTACCAAGTCAACCGCTACTGGTGTAACTGTTTCTGGTGCGCAGAAGTTTAAGCCGCAGGCATACACCCTTGATACCGATGGTAACAAAGAGAACGTCGATAACCGTGTTGCAACGGTGACCGTATCCTCCACCACCGGATTTAAGCGCGGCGACAAAATCAGCTTCACTGGTGTGAAATTCCTGTCTCAGATGGCGAAGAACGTGCTGACTGATGATGCGACTTTCTCAATCACCCGTGTGATCGATGGTACTCACATCGAAATCACGCCGAAGCCGATTGCGCTTGATGACGCTTCACTGACAAAAGAAGAGAAGGCTTACGCTAACGTAAACACCTCTCTTGCTGATGCCACTCCGGTAAACGTTCTGAACGTGGCAACAACCACCGCTAACGTGTTCTGGGCTGATGACTCAATCCGCCTGCTGTCTCAGCCGATCCCGGTAACCCATGAACTGTTTGCTGGCATGAAAACGTCTTCCTTCAGCATTCCTGGCATTGGTGTTAACGGCATCTTCGCAACGCAGGGTGATATCAACACTCTGTCTGGTAAGTGCCGTATTGCTGTGTGGTATTCAGCATGTGCTGTACGACCAGAGGCAATTGGTGTTGGTCTGCCTAACCAGACCGCGTGATAACCACAGGGAGCTTAGGCTCCCTTTTCTATTGGAGATACCAATGAGCGTAATGATTTTTCAGGCTGGCGGAGATACCAAAATCTGGGGGCGCAAGCTGAAAACGAAAACCGTTGATCCTGATGATGTAGCTGTGCACTTAGCAAATGGCTGGTATAAGCACCCTGACGATGTTCCTGATGATCATCTTGTTGGTGATCAAATTGGGAGTGTTGGCGGAGGTGAAACTTCCCCAGTTGATATGGGCGAAGTGTCCGACGGTTATCACACTTTTAACGAGCTTTACGCTCACCGAGTGCGCCTCTTCTCATCGCTGATGCATGCTTACGCTGAGCTTTCGTGGTGGTCTCGCAAACACAGTGACGGTGAAGAGTGGGATGGCTGGATTATTGCTGGTATCACCACTCCAGAAGGCGAAATCACTTATCACCTACCTGTTGAAGAAATCGAGTTCCTTCCTGAAGGTACTGAGCTTGAGTTCGGGAAAGAGTGGGATGGTCATGAAGCAAATGATGTTCTTGGACGACTCCTGAGTTTGCGTCCGGCCATTGCAGAGCCAGAGCCAGAAAAAAAACAGCGTAAAAAGCCTAGTCGAAAACCTAAGGCGGCAGCAGATGAACCTGACAACGAAGGGTGATTTAGTCCTTGCGGCATTACGTAAGCTCGGTGTGGCATCAAATGCCACGTTAACCGATGTCGAACCGCAGTCTATGGAAGACGGCGTCAACGACCTTGAAATGATGATGGCTGAATGGCTTGGCGGTGATGTGTCACCTGGTATCAACGTTGGCTACATTTTCGCTGATGCAGATGTCGCTCCAGAACCGGGCGATGAGCACGGTTTATCAAATAACGCTATCAATGCCGTCATTTTCAACCTTGCCTGCCGAATTGCTCCAGATTATGCGCTGGAAGCATCTGCAAAACTTATAACCACTGCCAGATACGGGAAAGAGCGACTCGTCAAACTGTCTGCAATGGACAGAGCAAAAGCCGCTAAATGTAAGTCCGGTTATCCAAACCGTATGCCTGTTGGTAGCGGTAATCAGTTGGCGAAGTGGAATGGTTGGAATTACTTCCACCGAAAGGAACCTTGCGATAACGGGAGCGAATAATGCCGATTCAGCAACTTCCGCTTATGAAAGGTGTCGGCAAAGACTTTCGAAACGCCGACTATATCGACTATCTGCCAGTGAATATGCTGGCTACACCCAAAGAAATCCTGAACAGCAGCGGATATCTTCGCTCATTCCCGGGCATTGCAAAACGTTCTGATGTGAACGGTATATCGCGCGGCGTCGAGTACAACATGGCGCAGAGTGCTGTTTATCGCGTGTGTGGTGGGAAGCTCTACAAAGGCGAAAGCGAAGTCGGTGACGTTGCCGGAAGTGGTCGTGTATCAATGGCGCATGGTCGGACATCTCAGGCTGTAGGCGTTAATGGTCAACTGGTAGAGTATCGCTATGATGGCACGGTTAAAACCGTCTCAAACTGGCCTGCAGATAGCGGATTCACTCAGTATGAGTTAGGTTCTGTTCGTGACATTACGCGCTTACGCGGGCGTTATGCGTGGTCAAAAGACGGTACTGATTCATGGTTTATCACTGATCTTGAAGACGAATCGCATCCTGACCGTTACAGCGCACAATATCGTGCCGAGTCTCAGCCGGACGGTATCATCGGTATCGGGACATGGCGAGACTTCATCGTCTGCTTTGGTTCATCGACGATTGAATATTTTTCCCTGACAGGTGCAACCACCGTTGGTGCCGCTTTGTATGTCGCACAGCCATCACTGATGGTGCAAAAAGGCATCGCCGGGACTTACTGCAAAACGCCATTCGCTGATTCTTATGCGTTCATCAGCAATCCGGCAACAGGTGCTCCGTCTGTATACATCATCGGCTCCGGTCAGGTATCACCAATCGCCAGCGCGAGCATTGAGAAAATTCTCCGCTCCTACACTGCTGATGAACTGGCTGATGGTGTGATGGAGTCTCTGCGATTTGATGCGCATGAGCTGCTGATTATCCATCTTCCGCGCCATGTTCTCGTGTACGACGCATCTTCAAGCGCCAATGGTCCGCAATGGTGTGTACTGAAAACAGGCCTGTATGACGATGTGTACCGGGCTATCGACTTCATTTACGAAGGCAATCAGATAACGTGTGGCGATAAGCTGGAGTCCGTGACCGGGAAATTGCAATTCGATATCAGCAGTCAGTATGGTCTTCAACAGGAACACCTGCTGTTTACTCCGTTGTTCAAAGCGGATAACGCCAGATGCTTTGATCTGGAGGTGGAATCATCGACGGGTGTCGCTCAGTACGCAGACCGCCTGTTCCTCTCTGCAACCACTGACGGCATCAATTACGGGCGTGAGCAGATGATTGAGCAGAATGAACCGTTCGTTTACGACAAGCGCGTTTTGTGGAAGCGAGTAGGGCGCATCAGGAAAAATGTCGGCTTCAAATTGCGAGTTATCACGAAGTCACCTGTCACTCTGTCTGGCTGCCAGATAAGGATTGAGTAATGGCTGATTCGAATCTCAACACCCCTGTTATTGTGCAGGCGACGCGGCTCGATACATCAATACTTCCACGTAATATCTTCTCGCAGTCGTATCTGCTGTACGTTATCGCACAGGGTACTGATGTTGGTAACGTGGCTAACAAGGCCAACGAGGCCGGACAGGGCGCTTATGACGCACAAGTCAGGAACGATGAGCAGGATGTGATTCTCGCTAACCATGAGCAGCGAATTTCTGCTGCGGAAGCAACGCTTGTTAATCATGAGGAGCGAATCAGTCAGGCAGAATCAACTCTTCAGGACCATGAAACACGAATAGCTCAGAATGAAAGCGATATTGCGTCGCTTGATACCAGAGTTCAGTCGCTGGAGTCGCAGGTTTCAGACCATGAAACGCGCATTGATGCTCTGGAGTATGCAACCACGCGCAAGAAGTCAGAGGTTGTTTACTCTGGCGTATCTGTAACCATCCCGACAGCGCCGACCAACCTTGTTAGCCTGCTGAAAACGCTCACGCCGTCATCAGGCACGTTGGCACCATTCTTCGACACCGTTAACAACAAGATGGTTGTGTTCAACGAGAACAAAACCTTGTTCTTCAAGCTGTCGATCGTCGGGACGTGGCCCAGCGGAACCGCCAACAGGTCAATGCAGCTAACCTTTTCCGGCTCTGTTCCTGACACTCTGGTAAGCAGTCGCAACTCGGCGACAACAACCGATAACATCTTGTTAGCTACGTTCTTCAGTGTGGATAAAGACGGATTTCTTGCCACAAATGGCAGTACGTTAACCATTCAGTCTAATGGTGCGGCTTTTACTGCCACAACCATCAAGATAATCGCGGAGCAGTGATGATTCAGTTCAAACCAACGCGAAACATCGACCTGATAGAAGCAGTCGGAAATCACCCTGACATTATCGCCGGGAGCAACAACGGCGATGGATACGACTACAAGCCGGAATGCCGTTACTTCGAGGTGAACGTGCACGGGCAGTTCGGCGGAATTGTTTACTATCAGGAGATTCAGCCGCTGACCTTTGATTGCCACGCCATGTACCTGCCAGAGATTCGCGGATTCAGCAAGGAAATAGGGATGGCGTTCTGGCGATACATTTTGACCAATACCACCGTTCAGTGCGTCACATCGTTCGCCGCACGCAAATTCCGCCACGGGCAGATTTACTGCGCAATGATTGGCCTTAAGCGTGTCGGAACCATCAAGAAATACTTTAAAGGCGTGGATGACGTGACTTTTTACAGCGCCACACGCGAAGAACTAATCGACTTCCTGAATCACGGGAGATAGCCATGTTATATGCATTTAAGCTTGGCAGAAAACTGCGCGGCGAGGAACCTTATTGCCCTGAAAAAGGCGGGAAAGGTGGTAGCTCTGATAAAAGCGCAAAGTATGCAGCAGAAGCCCAGAAGTATGCTGCAGACCTGCAAAATCAGCAGTGGCAGACGATCATGAAAAACCTTGCTCCGTTCACGCCGCTTGCGGAGCAGTATGTTAACCAGCTTCAGAATCTTTCCAGTTTAGAAGGTCAGGGGCAGGCACTTAATCAGTATTACGATTCTCAGCAGTATAAAGACCTTGCAGGTCAGGCGCGTTACCAGAGTCTTGCTGCTGCGGAGGCTACGGGAGGACTTGGTTCGACAGCCACAAGCAATCAACTGGCTACGATCGCGCCGACTCTCGGTCAGTCTTGGTTATCAAACCAGATGAGCAATTACAACAATCTGGCAAACGTTGGGCTTGGTGCGCTGCAAGGTCAGGCAAACGCTGGGCAGACATACGCCAACAACATGAGCAGCATTGCACAGCAAAGTGCAGCACTTGCCGCTGCTAATGCCAATAAACCATCAAGTCTTCAGACTGCAATTAGCGGTGGCACGTCTGGTGCGATTGCCGGTGCAGGTCTTGCCAGCCTTTTGGGAACATCAACACCTTGGGGCGCTGGCATTGGTGCTGGTATCGGATTGCTTGGCTCGTTGTTTTAAGGGGTAATCATGGCTACTTGGCAAGGAACAAACGGCGGATTGTTGGCTGGTATCGGTGGCGTCAACTCAAACGCTCCGAGCGTAAATGACATCGGCAATACGCTTCAGCTTATCAGGCAGAACAATGATATTGAGCGTTCAGGCGCTAACAATGTTGGGCTGACTGCTTTGCAAGGCCTTTCAGGTATTGCGGGGGTGTTTCAGCAGGAAAAGCAGGCTCAGCAGCAGAAAGAATTTCAGCAGGCATACGCTAATGCTTATGCGTCTGGTGATCGCGGTGCTTTGCGTCAGTTGGCTACTCAATATCCAGACCAGATTGAATCCGTTCGTAAAGGCATGGGATTCATTGATGAAGAGCAGCGTAATTCTATCGGCACCTTAGCAGCTGGCGCACGCCTTGCGGCCTCGTCTCCAGAAGCAATGCAATCATGGCTGCAAAACAACGCCAAGGAACTGGCGCGCGTCGGCGTTGACCCTAACAACGTTGCTCAGATGTATCAGCAGAATCCTTCAGGATTTGGTGAGTTTGTTGATCACCTCGGAATGGCTGCTCTTGGTCCGATTGATTACTTCAATGTTCAGGACAAGATGGCTGGTCGTGAGATTGACAGAGGCAGACTGGCAGAGACAATCCGCAGCAATCAGGCTGGAGAAGCACTTCAGGCGAGAGGGCAAAACCTTTCCTATCAGTCAGCAATGACTGGGCACAATATCGCAGCACAACGCTTGGCTCTGGATCAGCAAGAGTTCGGGTTTAAGATGCAGCAAGCGCAGGAAAAGGCTCAGCAGTTGATTAGCGAAGCACCTAAGCTGTCAGTAAACATGGAAAAAGGCATCGAGACGGCTGTAAACAATGCTACAGCATCATCAAACTCAGCCAATTCTATGAGTGCGCTTGCTCAACAGTTCAGAGCAGAAAAACCAACGACAGGTTTGTTCGGTAACGCACAGAACATGTTCGCAAAACTTACCGGAAGCGATACAACATTGCGTGATTTGCGCATTCGCCAAAATGCCCTTGTTAACAGTCAGGTTCTTAAATTCCTACCTCCCGGCCCAGCAACGGATAAAGACGTTGAGATCGTTCGACAGGGTGCGCCAACTGACATGGATAACCCTGAGACGGTCGCAAGATGGCTTGATGCAATGGCAAACCTTGAGCGACGAAACGCGCAGTTTAATGAGTTTAAAGCCGAGTGGATGAGCGCGAATGGCAACCCTGGACAATCGCGTAATGGCGGTCAGATATTGGGGTTGGATGTTAAAAAAGGTGAATCATTGGGGAGTGCCGTTAAGCGGTATATGTCAATGAATACTGACGCAGCGCCAGCACAAGATTCGACACCTTCAGGAGAACCACGGAATCAGGTTGGATCATATACCTCAAAATCAGGCATTCAATTTACGGTGGAATGATGAAAGTAACTGCAAACGGTAAGACATTTACCTTTCCTGATGGTACGAGCACCGAAGATATTGGCACCGCCATTGATGAGTATTTTGCTGGTCAGGCTGTTCAGCAACAAACAGTTAATCAGGCCAATAATGCACCAACACGGGACGAACCATCATTGATGCAACAAGCTGGCGATTGGCTCACTGGTGGTCAAAGTGCAGGGCAAATTGCAGAACAGGCTGGTCGTGGTCTGGTAAACATACCATTTGACGTATTGCAGGGTGGCGCAAGTCTGATTAATGCAATCAGTCAGGGGCTTGGTGGGCCAAAAGTTTTGGATGATGTTTATCGTCCAGTAGACAAACCGACAGACCCATACGCACAAGCCGGTGAAACAATTGGTGGGTATTTAGTTCCAGGAGTTGGAACGGCAGGAAGCATGGCTATTGGCTCACTGGCAGAGGCAGCAAATCAGAAAGGCGATTTCGCACAAAATGCAGCTAAAAATGCCGGAGTTAACCTTGCCGCTCAGGGTGTTCTTTCCGCAGCAGCAAAGGGAATAGGGCGTGGAATAACGGCTATAAAAGGTGATATTGCGCCAGAAGTGGCGAAGAAAATTGCCACATCAGAATCGATGGGCGTGACACCAATGACATCTGATGTTATCCCGCCGAAAAATGCTTTCACTCGCGGCCTTACTCAGGATGCCGAGGGGGCTTTGCTCGGGACGGGCTCAAAGCGAGCAGAGCAATATGCAACGCGTAGTAAGCTGGTAAGCAATTATTTTGACCGTTTTGGTGAGTACAACCCTGATGATGTGGTGAAATCTCTGACCACCACGTTAAGGGGGCGGAAGGATGCCGCTGGCGCTGTTATCAATGACGTCACCAATAAAATGGGTAATGCCGCAGTTGATACCACAAATACCATGAATGCTCTGAATACAGCGATCGCAAGACAGGAACGGCTTGGGACTTCTGCCAATCAAAGCCTGCTTACATCCTTGCGTAACCTACGTGAAGAATTAGCAAACCCTGCAACTGATTTGGATGTTACGTTTGATCTCTTGCGTCAGCACAGAACAGCATTTAGATCTAATGTTCAGGGAGATGCTATGGTCTTCCCCAACCAGGCAAAAGCAGCTACCAATATGGTAGAGAATGCAATGTCAAAAGACCTTCGTAACGCAGTTGCTAAAAACCTCGGTGCATCAGACGCAGCAAAATACCTTAAAGCAAATTCCGATTATGCAAACGTTTATAATAAGGTGCTTAATAAAAACATTGCTAACAAGCTCAACAAGGCAAGCAGTGAAGCCAGTCCTGAACTTATAAATACCGTTGTATTAAGCAGAAAACCATCTGACGTGAAACGAATCTGGAGCGCACTGGATGATAAAGGGAAAGATGCTATGCGTGCAGCTTACGTCAGCAAAATAGCGGAAAAGGCCGGTGACTCTCCAGCCAAGTTCATCACTGAAGTTAATAAGCTGAAATCTCAGTCAGGCGGTGAAATTTACAACACTATTTTTTCTGGAAAGCACATGAAAGAGCTTGATTCTCTTCATGAAGTTCTACAGCAAACAGCAAGGTCAGACACCGCAAATGTAGTAACTCAGACGGGGCAATCGCAAGCCAACAGGATAAGGACGATTGGCGCAACTGCGACTCTTGGCATATCAATGGGTCTTGAGGCTGGTTTCGGTGCAATGATGCGCTTGTATGAGTCTAAAGCAGCAAGAAACATGCTTCTCCGCCTTGCAAACGTTAAGCCCGGAACTCCGGCATATGAGCGAGCGTTAAATCAGGCTGCTAACGCCGTTCGCCCTCTCCTAACTAACGAAGCTACCAGGCAGTAGAAATGAACGCCAAGGAAGGCTATTTAATTCTCTTTTCAATGGCTGCAATTATTGCTTTTCCTGATGTTTCAGGAGATTTTGTAGCCATATAAGACGAAAAAATCATGTCGGTCATTCTTTCATAACTTACTATTTCCCACTTAGCCAATGCATGGGACAGTTTGTAGTTGTCATCAGTTAGTGCCCTTATGGAATTTTTTAAGTGTTTATTCTCTTCTGTTAATCGCGCAATTTTTGTATCAATTTCATGTGAGCGATCTAATTCCTTAACCTGTTTCTTGAGGGCAGCTAACCCTGCATATAGTACGCAACAGGATATCCCAAGAGCGAGTACGACTATTTCTAACACACCAACCTCCTTAGTTTTTCGCAGGATACCATGAAAAAAGTAAACATCTTTTGCCTACTTCACATTTGAATGGTTTGTCATTAGGATGTTTCCGGTTTTTTCAAATATGGAAATTGATATGAAGAGGATTATCGGCGTTGTTGCTGGCGCTATATTGTTATCTGGGTGCGCAACTATTGTTGGTGACGAAACACAGCTCGTGCAAGTGAACAGCAATCCTTCCGGTGCGAGCTTTAAAGTAAAAGACGAATCAGGCGTGATTGTTGCGCAAGGCAAGACCCCGCAAGGAGTAACTCTTGCCAAGTCAGATGGGAGTTATTTTGGCAAAAAGAGCTACCAGATCACTATGGAAAAGGATGGGTACGAACCAGTTACCCTGCCAATCAAAGCCAATGCTAATGGTTGGTATATTGGTGGAAACCTTGTGTTTGGTGGGTTAATTGGTTGGCTTGCTGTAGATCCTTTTAATGGTGGGATGTATACCTTGAAGCCAAAAGAGGCAAACGCATCTCTTATACCATCAACAAAGCAAGACTAATAAATAGGACCCACCTTCAGGTGGGTTTTTTGTACAAATCCTTCAGCGTATCAAACACCATCTTCTTAACAAGCTCTGACTGCTCATCAGCGAGTCGTTCTGCATCGTCGCGATATCCAGTCACAGGCGATGGTTTTGATAGAGCATCTTGGACGATTTGTAACAACTCGGAGTTCATTGATCTCCCATTCGCCTCCGCCCTGAATTTTAATTTCTCCCTTACTCCCATAGGCATACGGAAGTTAAAGTGCGGATCATCTCTAGCCATGCCATCACTCCAAGTTAGTGTATTGACATGATAGAAGCACTCTACTATATTCTCAATAGGTCCACGGTGGACCTATGTTGTGAGGTGAATATGAAAGGAATGAGCAAGATGCCGCAGTTCAATTTGCGGTGGCCTAAAGAAGTATTGGATTTGGTACGCAAGGTGGCGGAAGAGAATGGTCGGTCTGTTAACTCTGAGATTTATCAGAGAGTAATGGAAAGCTTTAAGAAGGAAGGGCGCATTGGCGCGTAAAGTTGAAGCCCCAACTGCGGGAACAGTCAGGGCTTCGGTTGTCAGTAAATCCGTGGAGAAAAACCAACATGAATAGTATAGCAATTTTAGAAGCAGTGAACACCTCTTACGTACCATTCAACGGTCAGCAAATTATCACCGCCATGGCTGCCGGAGTTGCATACGTTGCGATGAAGCCAATCGTTGAAAACCTTGGAATGAGTTGGGGTACTCAGCAACAAAAACTTATGAAACAACTAGATAAGTTCAACTGTATTCATATGAATATGGTTGCCGCTGATGGGAAGCTTCGTAAGCTACTCTGCCTTCCTTTGAAGAAGTTAAATGGATGGCTGTTCAGCATCAACCCTGAGAAAGTTCGAGCTGACATCCGCGATAAACTGATTCAGTACCAGGAAGAATGCTTTACTGTACTGCATGACTACTGGACAAAGGGAAAGGCAGAAAATGCACGTAAGAAAACATCTGTTGATGACAGGACTCCGCTTCGTGATGCTGTAAATATGCTAGTCAGCAAAAAGCATCTAATGTACCCAGAAGCTTATGCAATGATTCATCAGCGTTTCAATGTGGAAAGTATTGAAGAGCTTGATGCATCTCAGATACCGCAAGCCGTAGAGTACATCCACAGGGTAGTGCTTGAAGGTGAGTTCATTGGCAAACAAGAGAAGAAAACCAACGAGCTTTCTGCAAAAGAAGCAAACAGCCTTGTATGGTTATGGGATTATGCCAACCGCTCACAGGCATTATTCCGCGAACTGTATCTGGCGCTAAAACAAATTCAATCGAACTATTCCGGCAGATGCTACGACTATGGCCATGAGTTCTCGTATGTTATCGGAATGGCGAGAGACGTTTTAATCAATCACACACGAGATGTTGATATTAATGAGCCAGACGGACCAACGAATCTTTCCGCATGGATGAGACTTAAGAATAAAGAATTACCTCCTTCAGTACATAACTACTGACAGATAACCAACGCAACGACCCAGCTTCGGCTGGGTTTTTTTATGCCCAAAATTCATCGTAGCCATGCTTCGGTGATTCCTTGTATCTGGAGCAAATTAAATGACAGACATTACAGCCAATGTGATCGTATCGATGCCTTCGCAACTCTTCACTATGGCGCGTTCTTTTAAAGCGGTTGCCAATGGCAAAATTTATATCGGTAAAATTGACACTGACCCGGTAAATCCTGAAAACCAGATTCAGGTTTATGTAGAGAACGAAGACGGCTCTCACGTTCCTGTTTCGCAACCAATCATCATTAACGCTGCCGGTTACCCAGTATATAACGGACAGATTGCCAAATTCGTTACCGTGCAAGGTCATTCGATGGCTGTTTATGATGCATATGGTGCGCAGCAGTTCTATTTTCCTAATGTGTTGAAGTATGACCCTGACCAGTTAAGAGTATACGTCAATGAAATGCGTGACGAAATATTGCCAGGGGTTGTATTCCCTAATGATGTAAGAGCTACGGCAAAGGTTGGAGATATTATTCCTGTTGGTACAACAGATATTCACACTGAATTTGGATTATTTTATATATCACCTCCAGCAAGCGGAACAATATCGTCATTGAGTCAAAACTCCGCAGTGATTGGCGGGGTAACTTGTTATCTTGAAAAAAGAACACGGTCTAGAAGCACAAAAATTAGCGACTGGACATCACCTGACAGTGATATAACATCACTAATCAGTATGTTGTTAATATATTTTGATGAGATTTACATAGATATAAATGTAAAAATAACAAATAACGTAATATCAAGCCTTGACAATAAAAAAATATTAGCCATCAATCAGGCTAGAATAACTTTGACAGGATCATTGTTTAATAAGAGCTTTGGTGCAATAGAATTAACAGGGAATAATATAGAAGTAAGAGATCTGTATTTCAATGGTGATTCAGATGTGACGCCATTAAGAATGGGAAATACTTCTTACGGATCTGCTGATTCAACTAGACGATCAAAGATAAGGGCCATTAGATGCACCTTTGATGGAACCGGTCATAAGGGAGCTAACCATGGTAACTTTGTCGTTATCGGCGCTATTGACCCTGAGATAACCATGCCAAGGTTTATAGGACAATCTAAGGCCGGTGGTAACATGGAGATACTTGGAGTTAAGGGTGGGTTTGTTCAGGGAGGATACGCAGAAAACGGGCTGCTTGTTAATTATCATGCTACTTCTGCTGACGGTATTGGATTTCCTACTACTGATTTTCAGTTCATAAACTGTGAAGGAATTCATAATTCATCAGTTCTTGGGAATGTCGATGGCGCTATAGGTGGTAACAATAACATTAAGTTCTCACGCGGATGCACTAACTGCAAGATTGTTGGCGGTAAATTTACCAGTATCGCAAATGGTGCTTTTAATGGTAATGATAGCGTGATAGCTATTCAAGGTTGTAGTAACAATCTCATAGAAGATGTTTTAATCTTCATGAATAATAATGGTGATTTTAAAAGAGCGTATGATTTATACGACCATAGCGAATCATTAACAGACTGTCTTGACAACAAGATAAGAGGTGGATTTGTACAAATAAACACTCCAGGGCAGTACAACAGAATCTGCAACGTTAGATCTGACTCAGGAAAGTCAGTGAGAAGGAATAAGTTAGAGAACGTTTCATTCAACTGCTTTAATGGGTCAAATACCGTTGATGCAATTATGGAGCAATTTAGTTCAACTTCAGGAATGGTATCAGATCAGCAAGTAACTAATTGCTCAGGGCTTGGAGTTTCAACTGTTTTAAGGAACAGGTCTGGATTGTCAGCAACAGCAGTTACATACCTAAATGGCAACAGAATAGGTAAAGTGTTTGATACATACATACTTGATACAGGTGTTGTTAAGATTATAAACTCACCATGTGTTGTAAATATAAATAGCTCAGGAGTTCTGTTATCAGCAGTTGGATGCTTAGCATCCAAAACATCACCTGGTGTTTGGGTGATAACATTTCCGACAGACATGTCGACTGCAGGATATACATTTACGTCACCAGGAACTGGGAGATACATGGTCGTAAACAAGGTATCTGCAACCTCATGGACTATTGTAACGTACAGCAATACAGGGTCACCAACTGAACTTGAGTGCAGTATTTCATTCCAATAA